AAAACTAGCATCTGATGCTCTTTCTCTTGCTGCTTTAGCATGTTTTATTGATTCTACTGTTTGTGGTTCTTTCATATTGACTTTATAGAGCAGTTACCTTAAATTGTCAAATATGAATTTTTTAATATGGCATTTAATAGCCATACTCACAGTGATGGCAATCAGCCTCATCATTGGTTACAGCATAGGAAGAAAACATGGGAGTTCCAAAAAGATTAACTGAGATGCAGAAGCGCTTCGCTGAATATATAATATTCGGTGGACCTGATGGACCAGTCTCACAATCGGAAGCAGCAGTGCTGGCCGGTTATTCTAAAAACAGATGCAGACAAGAAGGGTCAGAACTTATGAACCCAAGAGTGTCACCACTTGTAGCAAAATATATTGGAGAGCTCAAGGAAGAAAGACTTAAGAAGTTTGAAGTTAATTACGAGAATCATATTGCTGAACTTGCTCGCCTGAGAGAAGCCGCTTTAAAGAAAGGAAGTTTTTCCTCCGCTGTAAACGCTGAAGCCAATCGGGGAAAAGCAGCAGGATTATATATAGACAGAAAAATAATAAAGCATGGGAAACTAGAAGACTTAACAGAAGAGCAGCTATTAGCAAAAATGAAACAAATCCTAGACGACTACGCGCCTCTTTTAAACGTGAAGACTGTTGAAGGGGAAGCTGAAGAAAAGGTTCCACAGAAAGTATTAACCTAAATTAAAAGCTATAGAGATTCTATCTTCGTCAATACTTAAATTGGGGGAGACTGAATGAACTAGCCAACTGGGAAAAAATATTATTTGATTTAATGTAGGTTTTAAATCCATTTGCACACCATTAAATTGATTAGGGCTAAACAAATTAGATTCCCACTCTGAGCTCATCGTATAAACACTAGGGTGCATAAACTCCACCAATCCGTCTACGAACTCTTGTTCCCTAACTTTAATATAAAAGCAACCTGATATTATTGAGTTAGGATGAGTATGTTGGTTATTAGAATCTTTATAACCATTAATATTTGCCCACATGTTTTGAATTTTAATTGAAGGGTTATAACCAATAATCTTGCGGTACACTTCCCCATGTTTTAGAATAGCTTCTCTTAGATCATTAAGCGGGGGATGTTCTCCTATTAAATCTTCTGATTGCCACCCTCCTCGATTACTTTTATCAGCAGTTGAATTTCTTTTCTTAAGTCCGTATACGTACTCCTCCATCTTTGGTAAGTCTAAGGACAATTCTTCAGAGTGCAATGGGACAGGAAATAACTCCATCAATATCGCCATAAATTATATCCTTACCATCTTCTTCACACATGAAAGAGGTATCATAGTTCGATCACCAAAAGTAAAAGCCCCATCATCTTCTCTATCATAAGAAGCAAACAATTTTATTGAATACTTATCTTTAGAGTATAACCAACCCTCGTTCACCGGATGTGAGAGTCTCATTCTGTTAAATTCTCTTTCATCAGCCCAACCTGAGTCAGATAATATATCAATCCAATGCACCCTATATTTAATATAAGGGATGACTGGCGCGACTTGTTGAACTACTCTTCTTCTCTTTTTAGACATAGCTTCTTATACCCCTATTTTTCTATTTTGTATAGGTATGGTAAAAAAATCAAAGTAATGTGTTTTTTGATTTGCTTCTCGCGCGGGCAATCTGAGATTGTATCTAAAGTGACAATATAATCTGTCAGATGACACTTTTTATTTCCATAATTTGGCAATCATTATTGTTTGATACCAACACTAGTAAGCCAAAGTGACAGATTGACACTTTTTCTAGAGTAGTTTTTATTTTATTTTTTATTTCTTTTACCATACCTATAGGGAATGTACTGAGAATGATTCTCAATCTCATTTGAACACAATTCTGCCACAATTCAGCTCATCATTAAGTATGTATTTCTTATCTGGAAATCGCTCAAGTAATATTTCCACATATCTATTGAAAAAATCTTTTCGCATTAAACGACTCATATCTTTTACAGAAAAAGTTCCTCTACAAAAATTCCATCCGATAGATGTGAATAATAAATTCTGTTTAGTATAATGATGTTCATTTAACAGTCTATCATTAGATAGATTAGTTATAATTCTATCACTGTTGCCTCTCCCTACTTTTCCATTATTTCTTTCAAAAGTAAATTCCATATGAGTAATAGGGCAAATTGGACCATATCGCTCTACTTGTTCATCGTAATGGGCTTGAAGTTTATCACAGCGAGCCCTTTTATCTTCAAATTCATTGTCTCCAGTTAAAAATCTACCTTTTGCAATATCTTTTCCTTTCATTTTTATGTTTGCTTTCATTTTTAGAAGAAATGTTCTCAAAGAGGACGACCTTTTTTTGTCTATTTCTCTGAATTCTGGAACATAAGTCGAAGTAACCCACCTCCCACCAATTAAATATCGTGCATAACCATTTGTTTTTACTCCTTTTTTTAGGTATTGACTACGATCCAATACTTCTCCTGTTTCAGGATGAAGATACCGACGTTCATACTTAAGGTGTGTCATTTTCAAACTCCTCTAACAGTAGTTTAGGATCCACCTTAGCTCTCTCCTTCTCATCATGTATGAGCTCATTATAGTGGTCCAATCTCTTTAGAAACTTGTGCTTCCAGCTCCGTAGTCCCTGGTCCGTGATCTTAAATTCCTGGTAATATAAATCCGGTGTACAAATCATGATAACACCCTGACGAATCTTGCTCCCGTAATACGCGTCATGGGCCATGGCGTACGCTGCAATCTGTATTTTATAATCCTCTATCCACTCTTCTTTCTTAGGTCGATTGCTCTGTTTAAAATCTACAATAGTTTCAAGACCATTGTGTATACATACCAAGTCAGTAGAGCCAGCATATAGCCCAGGATAATGTAACATAACTTCCGAACCATAGACTTCTTCAACAGGTGTAAGACCAATCTCAATAATTTTTTGGGCCATGGGCTTCGCCTCGCATCCGATTGGCGTAAGATCATCGTAGCCAACTCCTTGAATATGAGACTCCAGGAACTTGTGCATGGCAGTCCCCCGCTTTGATGATAGATTCTTAATTGATTCTGCTTTTTCATGTCCTACTTTATTTTTCCAACGTGTTAAATACTCCTGATTCTTTGTCTTTGCAAGGATAGTCGTAACACTCGGTAAACGTACACCAGCGAAGTCATAAAACCGGGTTCCCGTATCTACGTCTGTAATCTGTTTTCCCTGTATATAGTTGTATTTATTAGATATTTTTAATTTTTTAAGTTTATCTAAATTATGAAATTCCTTTATATCTTCTTTTGACATCATTTTCTTTTACCGTATAACTTTTGCCATGACCAAACATTAATCTTACTAGACCAATGGTACAAAAATAATAAAATTTTTTTTATCAACTTAATCCTGGCCTTCTACTTTAAAGTTTTTAGGGAGGACAGAGATAGGTATTTTATCGTGAACATTACCAGCTACAGATATGCGAGTAATGTCTGATTTAAAAGGACTTACATAATGTTTTAACCACGCAGGAAATATATACATGTCTCCAGTTTGAGGCATTTGAGACATATAAGTAATAGCTTGACGGTCGCCTTCGCCGTATAGAAATTGAATACCACCAGGACCACAACTTTTACCTTTATAGGCTTTATGCTCTTCTATTAATTTTTCAGGCATATCTAAATAGATAACAAAAGCTAAGGATCCATCATGATCATGAGGGGGATTGTAATCATATTGTCTTTGATAATTTACCCAAAGAGCACTGATGGCATAGTTAGGGGGTGTAAGGTATTTTTTATTTTGGTAGCGCTGAAACATTTGATCATAAACTCCTAAATATTTTGCAAGTTCAGGAGCAATAATATCCTTAGATTCTTGAGTATATCCCATCTCCCGGTGTAATTGCCCTGCCAGTTTGTGTTCATAATTTATTTTATTTTTTTTAGCTTCACTTAATAAAAGCTCTTTAAAATTATCTCTAATTTTTAATTTGGTAACACAGGGGCCCCAATTGAAAGTATGTACTTTTATTTGATCATTTTTTTCCATCTATTGACCTGCTCCTTTTAT